GCTATCGTAACCAATTGTACAACAGATTCATCGTAAAACCTAACTACAAGACTAATAAAAGCCCTGACTATCAAATCCAACAATGACATGTCGTACTGTGAAAAATCTCCTGCTAAAATACGTCTACCAGAATCAGTAAGACGTAAGTAAGCAAGAAGATCACCCCATTCAGAAGAATGAGGATTTAAGCCAATACCACATGGTGTTGAGCTTGCAAACTTGGTACATTCTGCTAAAAACATACCTAAATACATGCGACATAATATGTAGCACGTAACGTCTGCAAAATCAAAACCGCGGGTACTCATCTCGGCGACCTTTTCAGCAGATCGCAATTCATCCTTTAAAGAGAATCCAAATGGTGTCATAGCAACAACACCACCTTTCATCATTCCATGCACTTTTTCATAATGTGCCATGAATTTGGGGTGAATCTTCTTATTTCCTTCATCGTCAAAAAACAATTGACGGCGATTTAATTCATTCTTAAATATAGGACCGACAGAAGCATCATAATCAATATGATGCAACACGCCGTCTATACCATAAATCGCTTCTTCCAATGTTAATACACGGATTTGACTTGCATCAAAATTTGGATGCAAGAAACCCGTCGTATCTACATCAGGCAATTTCTTTTTCGGTGGTTGTGACTGCTTCCCAAATTTACTCAAAAATTTGAATGCAGGCGAATCACCTTTCTTTCCTAATAACTCTGCGGGAGCATTCGTTGTCTCCGGCAGATGAAAATTTTTATAGTCCAATCTCGACTCTCGTAACCTAGTTTTAGTAGGCATACTAGAGGTGTAAGGACTATCTCCAACTTTCAACAATCCTTGAAACCTCGAACCACCAGTGTGAATGGGGTCTTCAGCTAATAGAGATTGAGCCTGTATACCTGTCAAGGGAGTAAGGTCACTCACAAACACGGAACATGATCGTCCAGCGTGTTCGGATCCCCTACCACCTGCACAGTGTATAGCAAATATCTTGCCAGTAATCTCGTCCACATAGGGCAAACCGCAATAACCAGGGTATGTTTTAATACCATAGTTAACGAAATCTGTCGTAAATTGATAAGACCCAGCATTACACAAATCCAGAGAATTTGAAACCCGTTTAGGCCTCAGTATTTCTGGAAAACCTTCCTTATTTAATTGAGGAACCGGGAGCACTAATTTAAGCTCAACCGGTTCTGTGGTGTGGAACCTATGAACAATTGAACGCCGCGGACGATGGCCTTTGAGATGTAACTCCCAAATATCACCGTTGGCAACTTTATAATCAATGTCATGCAATTCATACCATATATTCGTCTCATAAAATCTGAACCACACTTTTCTATCATCTATTATAGCTTTAGGATATGCTTTCAAAAACGAATGACCGTTAATCAAGCAATATTCTGTTTGAGTCCACAAAGCATACGATGAACTATCAGGCAGTCTTTTCTCTGCCTCACTCCACTTCTCTTCCTTGCGTTGATACCAAAACTCAACGCCTTCGATATTTCTTGAAATACCGGATAATTTTTGTTCCAAACTGTCTGAATCTTGCGCACTCGGATCAGCTCTATCCATTGCTTTCCTAGCTTCATGAACTTGCATTCTCTTGGGTAAATTTCTTCCATCATATCCCTTTCCTGCTCTATGCGTCTGATCCTTTCTGTGACGACGCTCTTGATATCCTCGACTTTTAGACTCAGCGTGTGCAACATGAGGCATGACAGCTAATACCACAGTAAACCCTAAGGCCACTGTAGCAGCAACTGCTAAACCCCCCATAAACCACGCTTTAACTTTACTATCATCCCAACAAAGAGCTCCATCTTCTCCAAAGACACTCACCATATAGGCTGTCAAATCTCGGGCTAACGTATATTCTCTCGGTTCTTGTTCACAAATTTTATCACTAGTACATTGCTCATACAAATCTGCCGCATATGACACCTCAGATGGTATCATAACGACAGGCTTGCCAACAAACGCAGAAATAAAAGGCAAAATTTTCATCTTGCCAAACACTTCTGGTGTGAAACATAATTTTTTCTTTTCAAAAAATGTTTCTTGCATGTCTTTCTTACAAAAGCCTAGATAATTTGCATAACTAAACTTATATTTCCTAGAGGGAAACCATTTATCCAAAGTTGTAGTTGTAAAGTCTTTAACCTTATCAACCGCACTTGGAACAAACGACTCCCAA